CCGACCCTGCCACATGGACTGCCTCGGCTGGTGGCTTTACATTCCGTTATGTTATTTTATACAATTTAACCTTAACGCAATGTATAGGTTACTGGGATTACGGCTCAAGCATTGTTATGAACGGTACAAATGGCGATACCTTCACGGCTGATTTAGACCAAGCTAATGGCGTGTTTACAGTAGGATAGTATGCTACTACTTACTTCTACAAGTGACTTAGTTCAAGTTGTAACTGGCACAGCGACATCAACTATCGAGGTTCATGCTTCATACGTTGACATTAATGGCACAACAGTTACGCCTTTACGGACTAATGCGCGTATTACGACAGCGACTACGACTACAGTAGTGCCTAGCCCAGCGGCAAGTACACAGCGCAATCTAAAAGGGTTGTATGTCACTAATAACAGTGCTGGCACAAACTGTAATATTGCGGTATTGCATACTGACGGAACTAATAGCGTTGAGTTGATGCAGTTCATCTTGTTGCCAGGTGAGAATATGACCTTCAACGAGGAAGGTGGATGGCGACATCGTGACTCAACTGGTGCTGATTATCCACCTGCTGGCATGGGCGCTTTTAATGGTAGAACAATTCCATTCATGAAGTCTGGCACAGCGGCTGATACGGTAGGTTATTGGTATTGCACAAGTAAAGATGCTGGCTATCCTGGCGCATGGGCGGCTGGTACACCTGGCATTAATGGTCGAGTTACTGACGGAACGGTAGCGGCTGATTATGGTTGCATACCTATTGCAAACCCATCAACTGGTAATAACTTCATTACTGAATTGATAATGCAATCTAACGTTAATCACTATCACTTATTCTTTGATGTGCTTTGGGTTAATAGCGGAATTGTTGTAACGACTACGACAGCGCAAACGATTACAACACCTACGTTACCTGCAAGGGATATTAACGGTGGTACGGCTGGGGAAGGTTGCATGATTGGCATGCTTACCACTACAGCAAACACAAATGCGGCAGCTATTGCTAACTCTACAATTAGTTATACCAATAGTAAAGGTGTAGCTGGTAAGACAGCTACATTGACAGCTATTGCAGGTTCGCAGATTACTATATCTCCTGTTATAGGCACTCTTACATGGTTTAACTTAGCGGCTGGTGATACTGGTGTTCAGTCAATACAAAGTATTACACTCGGAACGTCTTTGGTAGCTGGTGCAGTAAGTTTCTTTATCGCGCGCGATGTTGCTTCAATTGGTACAACAGTGGTTAACGTAGGCGCTCAAAAGATATTAGGCGCTCCAGGCTCAAGAATTTATAACGGTTCTTGCTTACTGCATTGTTACCTAGCTAGTGCAACCACAGCCACATTTTGCAACGGTGAATTATCCGTCATGGAAAAATAATATGATTTACGTGCTAGTTAAAGATGGGATTGTAGAGCATGTTATATCAGTAGATTCAATTGATGATTTAACATCTATCTACCCAGAGCATAAAATTATTAAGCAGGTTGACAATGAAACAATCGGCTGGACATATGACGGGGCTAATTTTACGCAGCCATTAGTTTAAAGGGTAGATTATGGCGCGTGTTGGTTCTTTCGATGAAACATTACAGCCATTAAATTGGTTCGATGAAAATACAACAGCTAATGGTTGGTTTGCTGATGATTTAGTAGAAGCTGCAAGTGGCGGCAGTGCTGTTAATTACACATTAACATGCAGTGCTGGCATTTATTCAGCTAATGGCATTAACGCTAACTTAAAGTTAAATCGCAAGTTAATATGTAATGCTAGTACATATAGCTTAACTGGTAATGTTACATCGCTAAAATTATCACATAGGTTAATTTGCAATAGCGGTACTTATTCAGTTTTTGGTCAGGTTGCAACGTTAAGTTATGTTGCTGGCTCATCATCTATCAATTACAGTCTTTCATGTGCAACTGGTTCATATTCGTTTGTCGGTGTATCTAGTAGCTTACGCCTTGCACATAAAGTTATATGCTCAACTGGCAATTATAGTTTAATTGGACAATCTGCGCTATTAAAGGTAGCTCATAAGCTAGTTAGTGGGAGTGGTAGCTACGCATTAAGTGGGGTAAGTGCTAATCTCAGAGTTGCTAGGCGCTTGGTATGTTTGGCTGGTAGCTATTCATTATCAGGAATTACCGCACAGTTACGGGTAGCCCGTAAAATTACATGTTCTAGTGGCAATTATCCATACATTGGCAATAACGCTAATCTTAATTATGTAGCAATAGCAGCAACAGTAAACTACTCACTTACTTGCTCAAGTGTAACGTATAGCTTTACAGGCAATAACATATCACTGAAACTAGCGCATAAGATTACTTGCGCTACTGGCAATTACTCACTTACCAGTCAAAACGCTAATTTACGATTTAACAGAAAGTTACTCTGTAATACCGTAAACTACTCATATTCAGCCAATAGCATACAATTGCGAGTAGCTAGAAGGCTTGCATGTAGCACGGCTAGTTATGCGTTCAATGCTTCTAGTGCTAATCTATCTGTTGCTAGAAAATTACAGTTAAATAGTTCCGCTTATTCATTGACCGCTAATGATGCTAATTTAATATATGTGTCATATTCTCAAGCTGATTATAGTTTAGCTTGTAATTCAGCAACCTACACATTTAGCTTTAATAATGCTGATTTGCGGTACTCAGGTGACATTACTTTACCTATTGACCCTAATTATGCTCAATTATCTATTTTGCATAATTATAATTTAACATCAATTGCAAGCGATTATGATAAAATAACGATAAATAATACTTATCAATCAGTAACGGTTGATAGTGATTACAACATATTGGATATTGTATAATGGCGACTCAATTAGAAGTATTTAGAATCGTAGCCCCTGAATTCTCAACGGCGAGTGATGTTACTGTTCAATCATTCTTGGATTTAGCGCCATTATTTATAGACCCAATGTTATACAGTGAAGAGTCGCGCGGTTTAGCATTAGTATATCAAGCGGCTAGTTTAATGCTTAAACAGTCACAATCCGCAAGCGGTGAAAGCAATGGTCTGGACTTCACCATGAAAAAAGAGGGTGATTTAACCGTTCAATATGGTTCACGTCAATCATCTAACACTGGTGTAACTCGCGATATTTACTTGCAACAACTTGATACTTTATCACGTCAATTCGCAGGCGCAACGATTATGACTAGATTTGGTCGTAGCTTAATTGTCTAGCACGGTAGATAAAGATTTAGGACTAAAGCGGATTATGCGAGAGCTTAATAACGCTAAACGTGCCGAAGTGCTAATCGGCGTACATAATGGCGCTGTGGCTGAATATGGTGCTTATAATGAGTTTGGCACAGCGCATATACCTGAGCGTAGCTTTATGCGTAGCACATTTGATGAAAATTCTGCTAGTATCAGCCGTGATTTAAGTAATAGATACAATCAAGTATTAAGTGGCTCGTTATCGGTCTATAACGCGCTAAACATGGTGGGCATGAAACACTCACAGCAAATTGTTGCAAAGATTAACTCAAACATTCAGCCTAAAAATGCCGATTCTACTATTGCAGCTAAAGGTTCAAGCCGTACATTAATTGATACTGGCAGGTTAAAACAATCTATTACTCATATTGTGAGGTTAGCATGACGTTTAGACAACCGCAAACCATTACGCGGACTAGTGCTGGGGCTTATGTCAACGGCTTATACGTAGAAGGCACACAAACGAGTGTAACTGTTATGGCAAGCGTACAACCTACAACGGGCGAGGATATGATTACCTTGCCACAAGGTAGGCGCATGTCTGACTACGTGAAAATATACACTGGCACTAACTTGCAGGTATTAGGCGAAGGCGTAGGGCTTCAACCTGACGTATTAACATGGCGCGGGCATCAATACGAATGTATTAGCGTTGACGTTAGACAAATGAGCATTATTCCGCATTACAAATATATATTTAGTCGAATAGGTCAATAATTATGTCAAGCTTGATTGATAACACAAAGCCAGTAGCAGGAACGCCTACCACTCAAAGTGTCCGCGATAACTTTACTGCAGCTAAAAATGAGATTTTAGCCTTACAACGTCAAATTGGCTATGCTGACTATAACGACACGTTTACCACTGGCACACCTATCAGCGTGGGCGTGAGTACTTGGACTAAGCTAACCAATAACACGTTAGGTGCTAATACTAGAGTTGCTTTACCTACTGGTATCACTACAGTATGGAATTCAACTACTAATCAACTAGACTTAAGCCAATTGCCGATTGATTCTACAGTTGAATGGCGTGCCGACCTTGAGATAACAACATCGGCAGCTAACCAAGTAGTTAGATTTAGAACTAGCTTCGCTATTGGTGATGTTGGGGCTTTCGTTATCAATGATGGCGTGATGCAATACAAAACAGCCGCATTACAAGCAATGGCATTAAATGGTTCTTTCTATATTGGCTCGACATCGGTTAAAAACTTCCCTGCTGAGTTTCAACTATTTTCTGATGCAACTTGCACAGTCAAAGTGTTGGGCTGGTATATTCGCGTGACTAAGTTCATAGGCTAATATGTCACTAGAATCAGATTTATATGATTTGTTATTGCCAATTGTGGGCGGTACGCTGATATGGCAGGACTTAAACAGTCCGCGCCCGCCATTGCCATATAGCGCAATGAAAATATCGAGCGTTAGGAATATTAACCGTGACCACTATAGTGATGCTTCGGCATTAGGCGTACAAACGGTAAAAGGCGATAGAGAGCTAACATTAAACTTACAACATTACGGTGTGCTAAATGCGGTTACTGTATTGCAGACGGTATCAGATAAGTTAAAGCTCACAACTAATATTGATAAGTTCATGGCTAAAAAGCTAGTAACTTTCGATGCTTCGCAAGTCGTGGATATTTCCGCATTGCTCGATAAAACTATCATTGAGAAACGTGCAAGCGTAGATATTATGCTGAGATACAAATCATCATTGACAGATAACGTAGGAATTATCGACACGGTAAACATTGAAGCAGATGATGATAGCCTCGCGCCTATTTACACAATCGAGGTGATTGATTTATAAAACTTATCATAAGTACGATTATGATATAATTAACAATGTAATTTTTATTAAAAGGAATTGAAATGGCTACATTATCAAACATTGTCAATGTTTTGATTGCCTTAAACACTACTGCAGTTCAGCGTGGTAATTTCGGTACTCAAATGATTGCCTCACCACTTGCCTCATTTGCAGAACGTGTGCGAGTTTACACTGAATTTGATGCGACTAACCCTGATAACTTGCCGCCTATTTTACAAACGGCATTATCAGACGCGTTCGCACAGATTCCACATCCGCGCGAGGTTAAAGTTGGTCGTATGTCAGTTGCTAAGGTAGCTATTGCTCCAGTTGATGCGGTAGGTCTAGCGGTTTACTCACTTAAACTCGGTGGCACATTAATTAGCGTAACTGCGGTAGCATCGCCAACAACAAGCACAATTGCAACACAGTTGGCATCTGCAATCAATACTGCGGCGTTAGGTGTGACTGCTACTGCTGTGGCTGGTATTGTGGAATTAGTATTTGTTGGTGCAATTATCCCAGTAACGACATTTGTTAAAATTCAATGGGATGTCATTACACCTAGCGCGGTTGGTGGCATTGTTGGTACTGACTTAGGCGCGATTAAAGATGAAGATAATAGCTGGTATGTATTGCATTTAACAGAGCGTACAAATGCTCGCGTATTATCTGCTGCTGAGTGGACAGAAACACAAGAAAAACTATTTGTGACAGCTTCAGCTAATAGCGACATCTTAACACCTGCAATTGATACTGATATTGCAAGCTTGTTGAAATCTAGCCAATACTTTCGAACATCAATGGCGTATCAAGCCAATGCTGCGACTGAATTCCCTGATGTTGCTTGGGCTGCGCGTGTATTACCAATTCAGCCAGGTGGTGAAACGTGGGCATTGAAAAAACTAGCAAGCGTTACGCCTGACAAATTGACAGCAACACAACGCCAAACTATATTAGGTAAAAATGCCAATACATTTGAATATTATCAAACAAGTATTGCGCTAACTAATCCTGGCAAAGTAGCAGGCGGTGAATGGATGGATATTATCCGATTCCGTGACTACTTAAAAGACTTAATTCAAACTAACATGGTTATGTTGATGATTAACCGCGATAAAGTGCCATACACTGACGGGGGTATTCAATTACTTGCTAACAACTTGATTAGTTCATTGCGTACTGGTCAAAATGTAGGCGGTATTGCGCCTGATGAAGTTGCGGCAGACGGTACAAAACGTCCAGGATTTAACACAACCATTCCACTATCTAGCGAGATTGATGATGTAACAAAAGCTAGTCGCGTGGTTTACTTGAAATTCAATGCGCGTATCGCTGGTGCAGTCCACTTGACTGACATAAGCGGAAGTTTAAGCTATTCTTTAGATTAAGGAGATATATATGGCAGTTGGTGATTTTCAAGGTACTTACGCAGCAGAAAAGGTTATTGTAACCGTAGGTGGTGTGATTGTTTCAGGCTTTACCGATGGCGACTTCATTACAGTTAAATATGATGAAGACCGCTATATGGCTAAATCAGGTGCTGATGGTGAAGTAGGGCGTTCAAAAAATGCTAGTCGTTTAGGCACTATTGACATCGTTCTATCATCTACATCACAGGCTAATGATGAACTAAGCGCATTATTTAACTTAGCTCAAATTGGCGGATATGATAATCCAGTTCCGTTTGGCGTAGCTGATTTAAGTGGTCGTAGCTTTGCAGGTGCTTCTAAGTCATGGATTAAGACCGCGCCTGACTTGAGTTTTGGTAAAGAGATAACAGAGCGCACATGGGTACTGCAAGCGGCTGATTTAACTATCAGCTATGGCGGCAATAGTTAATAAGTAAAACTTATCAAAAGGGGCTTAAACGCCTCTTTTTTTATGTTATTATTAATTATCTCAACAAGTAGGAATATTTATGGCACGCGAAAGCATTATTATTGGCGATAAGGAATATGGCGTTAGCAAGCTAGGCGCATTCGAGGCTAATGGTATTATATTAAAGTTACAAAAGTTAATCTTACCTGTTATCGGTGAAGTTGCTGGTGGTGGCAGTAATGTAATGAATATGGACATTAGCAAGGCATTTCAGATTATCTCGCAACAATTAGATGAAAGCGTAATGACTGATATTATCTTGCCTACTTTCAAATTAGCGCAAGTTGCAAGTATTACAGATAATATTAAAATTGATAGCTCAGTAAATATTAACAAAGTATTTATTGATGCTGACGGATTAGCTGATTTTTATGTATTGGTTTTTGAGGTGCTGAAATATAACTACGGTGGTTTTTTTCAGAAGATGCTAGCTCACTTTGGCGACAACGCTGGCATCCAAAAAGTAGTGGAATAGATTTTAGTCGCGTAGGTAAGTTAAGCGAAGCATTAGAGCATGAATTATGGATATACAGACCAATACTAGCTAATAAATGTACGATTGAAAGCGTTATTAATGGCACTGTTACTATTGAGCATATTTTAAAACTTAACGCTTTAATGGATATGCAAAACGCATTTGAAGCATATCAGCATGAAATGGCAAACAAATAACAATTAACCAGTCTAATGGCTGGTTTTTTGTTTTATGATATAATCAAGCATATTTAATGAAGCGTGAAAGGTTTTTATGATTGTTAGAGAGCTGCTCACAAAATTGGGCTTCAAAACTGATACCGCTGCGTTAAATAAATATAGCCAAGCTACGGATAAGTTCAAAGCTAATGCTGATAGCGCGGCTAATTCATTCCGCAATATGTTTGTTGCGTTCGCTGGCTTTCAAGGTATTCAGGCTCTTGCTAATACTGCTGATACGGTGCAATCACTTGAAGCGCGTATCGGCATGCTTCCACAAACACTAGGCGAAACTGGTGATGCTTTTGATGCTATTGCTAAACGTGCTAGTAATGCTAAACAATCACTTGAAGGTTATGCAACTTTCTATATTAAAGCTGGTAATGCCACTCAGGACTTTATCAAAAACCAATCTGACTTATTAAATATAGTTGACGGTGCTGCGATGGGATTAGCGGCTAGTGGTGCGACAGCCGTATCGCAAGGTCAAGCGTTCTTTCAACTAGGTCAAGCAATTGGTTCACCTACTGTGCAAATGGAAGAGATGAACACGCTGATTGACGTAGCCCCTGATTTATTTAGAGAGCTAGGTAAAGCCATTCCAGGTGCTAACGGTAATCTTAAAAAGTTTATCAGTACGGGTGAAGTCACTGGCAAAATGTTGGCTGAAGGCTTGATAAAAGTATTGCCCATATTTGAAGAGCGCATGAAAAAAATGCCTATGACAATTGGCACTGCTACATTGTTAATATCCAATAGATGGCAAACATTCATCGCGAGAATGAATCGCGAAAGCGGTGCTGTCACTAAAATAGCCAATGTATTTATGAGTATGTTTGATGGCATTGAAAGTGGCATCAATAAAGTAATTAAGTTTTTTGGCGGTGCTACTAATACATTAAAGTTTTTCGGTATTGTATTGGCTGCGGTATTAGCACCAATGGCGCTTAACGCATTCATCGGACTCGTTGCATTTTTGATTTCACCTTTAGGTTTAGTTATTATAGCTTTAACTGCCATAGGCTTATTGATTGAAGATATATATCAATGGGCAACAGGCGGTAAGTCTATCATGGGAGCTTTATTTGGTGACTTTGATTATTTCATGATGCGTATTAATGGCATAGTTGAATACGTCAAAGGATTGTTTGAGGTTATATTCGGCATATTAACGCTAGATATTGATATGATTGCAGGCGGGTTTAAACGAATGTTTAACGGTCTTGTTGAGTCATTGTTTAGCTTAACTTTGGCTATTACCGATGCGTTTGAAAATGGCTTTAAAAATGTAGATTTTGCATCGTTCTTTACCAAGATGGGAGAATCTTTATATCAAAGCCTCATGAATGCTTTAGCTAAGTTCTTTAAGTTTAATTTTGACTTAATCGGATTAAGTGTACCTAATGCGGTAAGTCCTGCTAAAGTTGCAAGTGGTAGCGGTGCTAATACATCATCAGCAACCACTAACGTAACGGTTAATCAGACTTTACCTTCTGGCACTAGCGAGCAAACAGCTAAAGCCGCAAGTGATGCAACTAAACGCGCTATATATGATAATATTATTCTACAAAGAGCTTCACGGCAAGCTGGGCAAGCACAATGAGCGTAGGCATTCTGGTTGATATAGGGCAATCGCTAACATCATTTAAAAGTGAGTTATTATCTATTGATTTAGATGTCACAATGGATGAAACGCACGAATGGAATAATGACGTCACCACCTCACCTGTAGAGATTGGCTCACCTATATCAGACCACATACAGATTATGCCTGATAAGCTACGTATTAGCGGTATGATAAGCGATAGCGCGATAAGTGACATCGTTATCAAGCAATTCAGTAATATTGACTCTAGCGCCTTTCTTACTCGCACACAAACCACGTTTGACTTGTTGCGTAAGTTTAAAGATGAACGTAAGCTATTAACCGTTTATACTAAATATAAAATATATACCGATATGGCGCTAACATCATTATCAATTCCGCGTAGTGCTGGTATTGGCGATGCAATTAACTTTAATGCTGAATTTACTCACGTTCGCATGGTAGCTACTAGAACGATTGATATTGTTAAAGGTGTTAATCCTAAAAAGACTGCTAAGAATGGCAAGTCAGTGCAGGCTAAAACTGAGGCGCAAACCAAAGGCGGTAATAAGAAAACTAAAGTAGTAGAGCGGTCAAATAGCGTACTCGGTGGAATAACTGGAATAAGTCAATGATACTTTTAGAGATACCATTACAAACGCAATCAGCCGACCAAACGCTTAATGTAACTTTGGCTGATGTGCCATACACTTTACGCGTATTGTGGAATGAACGCTTTCAATACTTTGCATTATCTATCAGCGAATTAGATGGAGATATTATCTTAGCTAACATTAAAATGGTTAATAATTACCCATTAATTAAACGCTTTCAAAAGTTACCATTTGCAGGTGATTTATATTTTGTGCATAAAGGCGGCAAAACCACTAGACCGACATTTGACGAATTAGGTATAGACTATTGTTTATACTATTACGACACTGAAATATTACCGACATATCCACAACCTGCCACGCCGATAGGCGCTACTCAGTCTGTTTGGGATATGGGTAATACGATATGGGATAGCGGTACATCAAATTGGATTTAGCTTATGTTATTTGATAGAGTAGCGGCGATTGAAGTAGGTCAAGCTGGTGGCAAAGGCATACTCATTGAAGCCTTGCGCTTTTCGTTTCACATTGAAAAGACATCGAGCGAAACGCTGAATAATTCAACCATTAGAATTTATAACTTCAATCCTGATAATCGTAAATTGGTA